TATCTGATAATGTAACTGGATCAGAAAGTGTAATTGTTGTACCACTAATACCTGATACACGAATATCGTCTGCACGAGTATATAATCCATCAACTACTAATTTAGATGAAAGCCTAATATTCTCATCAGCTGTATTAATAACTACTGTTGTACTACTTGATACTGCACCATTGACTACAGATGTAACTTCTGCAGGTTGATCCCAATCTCCAGATGATGGTATTAGTGTTTCATTATAAGGGAATTCAACTTCTACTGATTCATTAAAGAGTAATCTAAAAAAGATCTCAATACTATCTGCTGAACCTCGTATTTTATAAAAGTCAATTATACGTTTATAAAGATTTCTTTTATTTACAGTAACATCTCTTGGAATAGCTGCAGCAATTTCTTTCTGCATGAGTTCTAAATAATTAGTCTCATTCTTATCAATATCCATTGCAGCTTCAATGTTATTCATGACCCACGATGGACCTGGTCCTACCCAGTATTTTACAATTGTTGTCAGTGTCGCTGTATAACCATTATAACCATTTAAGCTTAATACAGTAAATGTTTTACCTATTTCTGATGTTGATTCTGCAAGAGATCCTGGTAATTCATTACCATTTGTAATTGAAACATTAATATCACTTAATGATATGCTTGTTGTTGTACCATTTGGTGCTGTAAGAACCAATGTAGAGTCTGCACCAGTTTCATCTGTAAAGAATCTATTGTTTTCATTGTTTGGATCTGGTATACGAAATCTTGCGATATTATCTAAAACAACATCATTAAATGTTTCAGTTTCCTGATAAATAAACTCGTCCATATTCATGAACGCATAATAAGCTTCTAAGAAATCTTTAAGTTTAGCTCGATCCTCTAATATATCAGCAGGTATTAATTGATCAAGACGAAGATCTTCTTTTGTTTCATGTAGAGTTGAATTATCAATTTCTACGATGCCTGATGATATTGAGGTTTTATGTGCCATTATTTAAATCTTGGTGTTGTTCTATATGTAATTGAACCAGATGATCCTGCTACTGCAATTGTATCAATCTCTGGAGTAATCACAACAAAGTTATTATCAATTGCAATTAATTGATCACGCTTTGGAGCAAGATCAAGTGAATTAGGTAATATGGTTATTTTAATTCTATTTGTATTATTTGGTCTAAAGTTATTTAATGTTACTTTACCAAGTGTAGGCTCTAATAATCCAGCATCATTAATAACAGTAACATTTTGTCCACTTACAACTTTATAAACAATAACTCTACGATTTGCTGAACCTGCAATTGGAATATCTCCAAAGAAATGTTCTGTATTTGGATCAGTTGCTAAGCCAAAGGCTGTTGATGTAAGTATAAAACTGGTTGAAAGACCAGATTGATAGAATGGAGCAACAAAAGTTTTTGTATGATTTTGAAGTTCTACATTATTACTTGTATCAACTGTGGGAGTTACATATTGAAACATTCTTGGCCTTACAACAGTGTTTAATATTGATGGATCAGAATTATCAATTGCTCTTGTTAATTGAGAATGTCTAAACACACCATCAAACTTATTCAGGTTATTAAAGTTATAATCTGAAATTGTATCTCTTACAACTGCTTGTAATTCAACTGATGATCGATCTGTTAGGTTTGGATTATATTTAAAGAATGCATCAATTTCTAAATATGTAAAGTTTGGATCAACAATCTGCGGTGTAATTGATACTACATTCTTTCCTTTTAATATTGCACCAGTAATGTCTGTCTTTTCTGCTGTGGTTAATGTTTCTGATAATAAAGGCTTTATCGCAATATAAACTCTTCCATAATCTGGTGGATCATTATCTTCTCCACCCCATGTTGATATTGAATCAATATTACTAAATTCCTTTTTAATAATCGCAGCATAGTCTTCTGATGTAACCGCTCTGTTTTGAGTTGTAAATGTAAGTGGTGCATTAAATCGTATTGATTCTAATGTTTCTGCCTCTACTCCACCAGCTGCTTTTACGGCTGTAGTAACTGTAATATTTGAGTATCCACCAATATTATCTACCATTGAGAATACGTTTGCACCATTACTTTCATCTCCTTCTGTAATGACATAATCTAGGGTGACAATATTATTATTAGATGGTTTAAATCCTGTGACTCCATCTCCAAAAAATATTTCAAAATATCCTGCTGCATTTTCTTGTAAGTAATATATTTTACTTGCTGAGTCTACATTTTTAAGAGATTCGAATTTAGTATAAATATCAAATCCACTTGACTCTTCATTCTCCTGTATGCGTACACGAAGAGAAGATGTATCTGCGTTTAAATCTGTAAGTTGAAATTTTTGATTCTCTATATCATTATCAACACGATATTTTAATGTTCTTACTGTACCTTCTGCAATTACTACATTTGAGAATGTATATGTGTTTCCTATCAATGTTGCTTGTTGTGTTTCTAAAACAACATATTGAAATTCTTCACCTTCAACAATAGTATTAAGTTTTGTTCCTCTGGGTAAAGAAAGTACTGATGGTTTTGTACCTATTTCTGCAGATACATCAACAACTAAATTAATTTGTGCTCTTGGTGCTAATACTGATCTTGGAACGTATCCTAATAATTTTGCTCTTGTAACTACATTACCTCTTATCTGAGCTGAGTCAAGGAATGCTTCGTTTAATGAATAGTGAGCATTCAATGCATTATAATGTGTATTATAAGCTAATACATCTAATAAAACACTAAGACCAGAACCTTCAAAATCATAATCATTAAATTGTGATTGTTGTTTTAAATAGTTTTTAAGATTCTGTTTAATGTCTGCAAAATCGAGTTCTGTTACATTTAAATTAGTTGCCATTTTACTTTAACCTTCTTAATATTATTTCAACTTTGTCTTCGGTATCATATTCTTTTATTCTAAAAAATACAATGATATTATAAGCATTTTGATCTGCTAAGTCTTTAATTTCTACCTTAAGTAAATCTATTCGAGGTTCATATTTTGTAAGTACATCAACAATACCCTGTCTCATATCAATTCTTGTGACATAATCAGCTGGCTCAAAAAGTAAAGCTTTTAAATTTGCTCCAAGTGCTGGTTGAAAAGGTCTCTCGAAAAAATTTGTTATTAATAAATTCTTTACAGCATTCTTAATTGCTACATCATCTTTTAAAGGTATAATATCCTTTCGTATTGGATGTATTTTTAAAGATAAATCTAAATCTCTCCAAGGCTTCTTTTTTGAAACAACCTTTGCCTTGGATACATCTCCTATAATTGATTTATCTGATTGAATTAAACTTGCCATATAACTATTTATACTCTTTTATTTAAGCTTTTGGCTCTCCAGTGTCTGATTGTGGGCCAGTTCCTGCTGTCGGTGAACCTTCATGTTTATGCGTTGATAATGGTATTTCATTACCAGTAATTTCGCCTTGTGCTACAATTGTTGCATCATTTGTCTGTGCGCCAGTAACATGTAATGTACCAGTGATTGTGGTATTACCATCAATATTTACAATATCATTTATTGCATTAATCTCTACTGTACCATCATTATTAATATTAATTGTTGTACCAGATGCATGTTGTATATTAATTCTTTTTGCGCCATCAGTATTATCATATTCAATAATATGACCACCTTCTGTTTTATGTACTTTATTTGTAGGTGGATTTAATTGAGCTTCTGTAGGTATATCAATTATCTCATCAGTTTGTGTTGCAATTGAACCCATTATGATTGGATCTTGTGCACTTGGTCCATCTCTAAAGAAACCAACAACCCATGAACCTATTACTAATTCGTGATTTGATCCTACACCTTTATATGATGCAGATGTTGCTGGCATAATGACAGTTGCCCAAGGTAATTTATTTGTAGGCAATACACCTTTGTCATCAGTATGCCAACCATGACATCTTACTCTTACTCTATTAAGAAATTCAGAATCATTGACATCTTCAACTACAGCTGTAAACCAACTAAATTGACCGCCAATAAACATATCATCATTACGCATTAATATTTACTCCCAATGAATCTCTTTTTATTGTACATATTTGTGTAAATTCTTGATCAAATGAATGTGTGATACTATGAATAATATATGTACCTGACAAATATTTGTCAATAAATGAACTATCCTCTTCTAAATGTTCAGTTGTTGAAGCTTTTATAATTTCTAAATCTATCTTTTTTCCAACACTTAATTCAAAGTCTCCAGGTAATGTAATTGTAAATTCATTAAATTTTAATCCATGTAAATGAGCTTCAGCTTTTAATAAAGTTGGATAAGTAGGTTGATGATAATTATCTAAATCAAATGATTTGCTATTTAATGATACATAATGATTCTTTGATTCAGTAAGTGTATTATAATTTCTATCTAAAACTTTATGATTATCTGACCAAGGCTTATGTTTATTGAGAGTATCTAATTCATTATATGAAAATCTACTTATTTCATGTTTTTTAGTAGCAATATCAATAGTATGTAATGTAGAAGCATAAGCACCTCTTGATATTTGAGATAACTTTGACATACCAAAATTACCAGTAATCTTTCGTATTCTTTTTCTTACTTCATCATACGATTCTGGAGTACCAAATGAGTATTTAAATTGTGGTTTAAAATCATATGTCTCATATAATTCTTGCTCTAATAATTGTTTATATGAATCAAATATGATACCATCTTTTATTGTTTCATAAAAATAAAATGGTGTATTATCTTCATAAGCATTTCTTAATAACCAATTAATTGCTTGTATTGGTCGAATTGATGGGTAAATGCCTTGTATAGTTGCTTTACTACTTGTATTAATTTTAAAAGGTTCAATTCTTAAATCTGATTTACATATCTTATCGACTAATGATCCTATTGTATTTTGAAATGGTCTTTTAAGTATCTTTGATGCATTAACATACATATGTTCAGATACACATCGTAACTTATAGAATTGTTTTGGAGCTTTATTTCTTACATAGCCTGTAACTTCTGCTACTCGTAATGAAAATTGCCATTTAATTTTATCTTTTTCAGATTCTCTAAATGGTGATCTAGATATTGTAAAAGTAATTTTTTCATTACCATTTATCTGTTGTTCTTCAATAAAGTTTGTAGCATCTGTAATTTGTATTATACATTCAATAAAAGGATTATCAAGAGATTCTAAAAAAGTAAAATTATTGACCATCATATTAATATCAATCTCATTGCCTTTATTAGTTTCTAAAACAATACTTGATATAGAATAACTTGATGGAGTGACAGCATTACTATCACCATATAATCGTGATGTACCTCTACTAGACATTTAAAGCTTCTTCAAATTTATCAACAAATTGACCAATATAATTAGGATCAACATAACGTATTTTAGATCTTTCTTCATTAAGCTCAAACTCGTGATCACGATATGTCACATACGAAAGTTGATAATCAAGCTCACCACCTGATATATGTAAATCATTTGTTACTGGTTTTTTATCGCCATCATCTGTGCGATAATAAAAATATGGAGCATCTGCAAATTGAAAAACACGATATGTTGAAACACTATCGCCTGATGTCTGTCCTACGATTAATTCAGTTGTATTATTTGCAAGTGTAGGATCACCAATAAAAGCTCCACCAGTTACATTTTGAATCACAATTTGATTCATGTCAATATTCTTTTTCGTAAATGTACCAGTAGCTCCTGATGTTGCACCCACCATTGTTTCACCAAGTGTAAATCTACCAGCAAGACTATTACGATGATCAGTAATAATACCATCAGTATTTCTTACAATAACAGGATTTGTTTCAATAACATAACCTTCATATTCGTCTTGCATATAATCAAATAATTGTTCCTGACTCATTGGCCATGCTCTCATACCATCATG